TACGACGCTATTCAAGACGAGAAGCTCGTTCACGACGGAGATCCGCTTTTAGCAAGGCACTTCTCGAATACCGTAATAAAAACGGATAACATTGGACCACGTATCGTAAAGGAGAATAGATCTAGTCCTCGTAAGATCGACGGCGCTGTCGCTAGCGTTATCGCAGTTGATCGAGCGCTAACAGGTAGAATGGAAGAAGTAGTTCCGGAATTCTTTGTATAGGTGAAAATGTCGACAATCTTACAAGCCGTCGGAGCGACGGTAATAACTATCGGGGTAGCGATCGTATTCGTACCCGCCGGACTAATCGTGGGCGGGACTTTCCTCGTTCTTTTTGGTCTAGCCTTGGAGCGCACAAATGCTAAGTAATCTATTCGACTCCCGCGAGGAGCGAGCCATAAGCTTCCAGACCCTTTGGGGATCGGGAGCGGACTTCGAACTAGGTACTAGATCCGCGACTCTCGTAAACCAAGAAACCGCCCTACAAATAAACGCGGTCTTTAGCGCGATCTCGCTAATTAGCTCGACGGTATCGACGCTACCAATAGACGCGTATATCCGACGCGACGGAGATCAGCGAGCTTTCCGTCCCGCTCCTACTTGGGTACAGCGTCCCGACGTAGACTTCGTCGAGAAGTCGGGCTTCTATTCCGCCGTAGTAACTAGCCTGCTACTGGACGGTAACGCTTTTATTCGAGTCTTCTCCAACGGATCGGGCGAGGTCGTAAACCTATCCGTCCTAAATCCCGTTAGCGTCGAGATCAAAAGAAACGGCGTAGGATCCGTTAGCTATCGAGTTGAGAACGAGAAGCGACTCCTAACTAGCGAAGACGTAATTCACATTACGGATCTAGTTCGCCCCGGACACATACGAGGAATTAGTCGAGTCGAGGCACTCAAGGAAAACTTTGGATTAGCCCTAGCCCTCGAGGAGTACGCAGCTCGATTCTTTGGACAAGGAGCTAACCCGACGGGCGTAATTGAATTCGACGGCAAGCTAACCGCCGAGCAAGCTAAGGCTTTGGGCGACGGCTTCGACGCAAGACACCGCAACTCGGGACGTCGCGCTCACAAGACGGGAATCCTATCGGGCGGTGCTAAGTATAAGCAGACTTCGGTAAACCCCGAGGACGCGCAAGCTATGGAAGCTCGACGCCTAGCGGTCGAGGACGTAGCCCGCGCCTTCTCGATCCCGAGCAACTTCCTAAACCTTCCCGGTACGAATACCTACTCGAGCGTCGAGCAGAACTCGCTTATGTTTGTGAAGTATTGCATACGTCCTTTGGTCGAGAAGATCGAGGGAGCTATGAGTACCCTTCTAACGCGTTATCAAGGCGGGGAGAGGGCTTATATCAAGTTCTCGCTAGACGGGCTTCTACGAGCCGATTACGCAACGCGTAACCAGTCTTATAGCGTCGGGCTTCAGGCGGGCTTCTATACCGTAAACGATATTCGCCGATTCGAGAATCTTGGAAGGATCGACGACCCAAGCGCGGATACCGTACGAGTACCGCTCGCTAACGTAAACGTCGAGGACGCCGAACTAACGGGACAAGCGCAGAGAGTAAAAATGGCTCGCGATCTCGTTATGGTTGGTTACGATCCCGCAGCCGTACTCGAAGCTATGCAACTCCCCGCGATCGAACACACGGGCGTACCAAGTACGCAGTTGCAACAGGTCGCGACTATCGATCCCGCCGATCCCGAAAGTGTTTACTTAGGAGACGCCTAATGCCGATCGAACATAACCTCTATACCCTCGGAACGGCTCCTAGCCTTGTCGTACCAAACGACAATATGCCCCAAGAGGTTCACCTTCACAATATGACCAAAAGCTCGAACGAATATATCTATATCGGAGGAGCGAGCGTCGGAACAGGCAACAGTCTTCACCTAGATCCCGGCGAAAGTATTACTATGACGCTTCGCCCGGGAGATCAGCTTTACGCCTTGTCGGATCCGAGCGGGTTGGAGCTTGGAGTCTTAGCGATCAAGAAAAGCGACTAATGCCATACTTTATTACTAACGAGTCGAGCGATTGCCCAAACTGGGCGGTCGTAAAAGAAGACGGCGAGCTAATTGCTTGCCACGAAACAGAAGAAGACGCGATCGATCAAATGATCGCGATCTCAATAGAGGAAGGGATCGAACCCGGTGGTACTTATTCCAGATCGAAAAGGGCAGCCCCAGACGAACTCTCCGTCGGAGACTTTGTTCGTTGGGAAGCCTCGGGCGGAGAAGCCCAAGGTCGAATCGTCGAAATCGAAAGAGACGGATCTATCAACGTCCCAAACTCTAGCTTCGAAATCAACGGAACCGAAGACGACCCCGCAGCCCTTATCGCCGTCTACCAAGAAACAGAAGACGGCTGGGAAGAAACGGACGTCCGAGTAGGACACAAGTTTTCTACGCTCGACAAGATCTCGGATCTTAGATCCGTCGAGATCCGCGACGTAAACCTAAGCCCTCCTGCCTATATGCGAGCAGCAGCTAGGCAAGGGCTGAAGTATTACGAGGAAGGTTTAGCAGGAGACGGCGTAGTCGATCGTACGATCCGCGAAGCTCGAGCTATGGCTAGAGGATCCGTTACCGCCGATAAGTGGGTAAGGATCCGAGCTTGGATCGCTAGGCATCTCGTAGATCTAGACGCTCCCGCAGCTAATCCCGATAACGAGGACTACCCAAGCGCGGGAGTTGTCGCTCATTTACTTTGGGGAAGTGGACCTTCTAAGCGATCCGCCCAACGCGCCCTCGACTACGCAGAAGGCGTTGTCAGTAGAATTGAAGCAGAAAATGAAGGCAGAGCGAAAGGCGAAGCATTGTCAAAAATCGAGACTCGGACTAGCTCGGTAGATTTCGAGATCCGCGAAGACGAGTCGGGCGGTATGACGTTCGAGGGTTACGCAGCGGTCTTTGATAGTTGGAGCGAGCCGTTGCCCTTCCGCGAGAAGATCGCGCCGGGAGCTTTTAGGGGATCCCTAAAGCAACGTAACGATATCAAGATCCTATGGAACCACGATACGGGATCCGTACTCGGATCAACCCGAGCAGGAACCTTGCAGCTAAGAGAAGACGACCGAGGACTCCGAGTAATGGCTTCGTTGCCCAATACGACTCTCGGGCGCGATACCGCCGAGCTGATCAGGCGCGGTGATATCGACTCTATGTCATTTGGATTCTCCGTACCTCGCAACGGTGACGAGTGGAACGAGGACGGATCCGAGCGTACTCTCCGCGCAGTAAGACTGCACGAAGTATCGATCGTTGCTTTCCCCGCATATAGCGCGACCGCAGGAACCGCTACCGTTCGAGGTCTAGACAAGATCGCCCTACGAGCCGAGGTAGACGCGGACGATCTAGCGGACGCCCTACTAAAGATCGAATCGGGACAGACGATCTCGGTCGAGGAGAAGTCTCTAATCTCTAAGGTCTTGGACACCTTGTCCCCGATCGAGGAGGTACAGGAGAATACAGAGCCAGAGTTCGACGGCGAGGCTTGGCTTGCACTCAAGAAGAAGAAACTCGAAACCCTACTGAAGAAGGCATAATGAATAAAGATCAAGCTAAGAAGGCGGTACTAGACGCCCTAGGCAATCCGCAAACAGGCGCGATCGTCGATCACCTCGATACGATCGTAGACGCAATTCTCGGGAAGAACGAAGCTAAGTCGCAGGACAAGACTCCGAACCCGAGCAAAGAAACGCGAGTAATTGAGATCTCCGAAAAGAGATAAGTAACGCGTTCGCCCCGTCGGTTTTATTCCTTTCTCCGGCGGGGTTTTCTTATATAACGGATCTATAACGTTTTACGATTTTTCCTGAAACTTCCTTGACAGGGCGCGGATCTTCGATAGATTTGTCACAACACAAAGGAAAGGAAACCAAGTGTTCGAAGAAATTCTAGAGATCAAGATCAATGGTCGCGAGGTCAAGCCTCGTACCGAGCTAAAGATCCAAGGCGAGCGGGGACGCTTCCGTTTCGTAAAGCTAGTCCGCAAGCCCTCTACCGAGTGGATCGACGTCTGGGGTGGACCTTCGGGTCGCGAGCAGATGCGATCCTTCCGCGTCGATCGAGTCGTACGCGTTCACTCCAAAAACAAGACGGGCGCGAACCTCCTCGCAGAGAGGAGGGCAGCGTAATGCAGAACGACTTTATCTACGACGACGGCGGTCGCGCCGAAGCAGGATACCGAGCTAAGGGCGTCGGAGACTGCGTCCCTCGGGCGATCGCAATCGCGACGGGGATCCCGTACAAGAAGGTACTTGGGGATCTCTACCTTCAGCAGAAGATCCTCTACTGGAACGCGTACTCCCGATCTAACCCTCACCCAACACAAGGGACTCACCCTGCCGTCTACGGCAAGTACCTCGAGGGTCTTGGCTGGAAGCGCGTTTACCCCAAGGGCAAGCTTCGCTTCCGCAAGGACAACCTTCCGAAGCGCAAGAAGGTAATCGTTCAACTCGATAGCCACCTTGCAGCGGTTATCGACGGCAAGCTTCGGGATACTTACGAATCGTCCAAGCAGGGCGAGAAGTTTATCCGAGGCTACTGGATCAAGCCCAGCCGTAAGAAGCTGGACAGATAAGATCCCGCACCTTACTATTTAGACAACACAAAAGGAAGGAGTTCCAAAATGGAAACTTGGATCTCAACAGTATTCGCTCAGAAGCTAAGCGAGAAGCACAGCACTACCTCGATCTTCGATTTCAAAGACGTAAAGAAGGACTTCGAGTACGTCGTCGAGGAAGGGCGCAAGTTCGACAAGATCGTAAACAACGAAGAAGGCAATCGACACGTTCACGCCTTTATCGAGAAGGAGACGGGTCGTCTAGTAAAGCCCGATAGCTGGACGCGTCCCGCTAAGTGGGGTAACGACCTAGCCTCTAAGTACGTATTGCAATCGCTCGA